GCTCAGCTCCGCCAAGGCTGGCTCAACGGTGGTGGTAAGCTTGATGATGCTGGCTATGAGAAAGAACTGGCAGCCCTCAGAAATTATTACGCTGAAGAGGATAAGCTGCGCGGCGATTGGAAAGCTGGGGCTGTTGCTGGATGGAATGAATATTTGGATGCCGCTACCAACACCTATGACGCAGTGAAGAACGTGGCTAGCTCCACGCTGACAGGCCCATCTGACATGCTAACCAGCCTAATGACGACGGGA